TAAACTATATAATTCTATAGATTTTAATGAACAACTTTTAATATTTTCAGAAGAAGCACAATATATTTTAGAAACAACAGGAGATGCTGTCACTCCTACCGAATCTATGTTGACTAAAACAAGTGCTTTTAATCATGCACTTAAAGTTGCCCCAAAATCAGTAGGAAAATTTGTTTATTTTGCTCAAGATAGAAATGATAAAACAGCTTTAAGCGAATATTATGCAGATGATGATACTTTAACTAATGATGGGATTGATATAACTGCAGGAGTTAGTACACTTATTCCTGATAATGCTCATAAAATTATTCCAAATAGTAATGAAGATACATTATGTGTTCTATGCCATGATACTTTAGATGCTGTTAATAGTGTAGCATACACTCCAAGCAGTGCTTTAGGAGTACAAGCAGGTGCTACTTGCACCATTACTGTAACTGATTATGCTAATATCGTAGCAGGAACTACATTAACTTTTCTAAAAAATAATGGAACTAAAGTAACACTGACAAGTGAAACTCTTGGTGGTACAGCTCCAACAGGGACTAATGGCTTTAGACCAAATGAATCTAATAATACAACTGCAGATAACATCTTTACAGCATTTGCTTCTATTGATGGTTTTACTGTAGCTAATCCAGCAGCTAATGTAATAACTGTTACTAGAGATACAGTTGGTGGAGATTTTCTAACTGTGAGGTCAAGTGACCCTGTAAGATTAGCTGTGACAAACTTTTCTTCTACACCAGTTAATGCTAATACTTTATTTGTATACAAGTATTTTTGGGATGCTAATAAGAAAGTTCAATCAGCATGGTCTAAATGGCAATTAAATAATACACAAATCTTATCAGCACATTCTTATGATAGTTATTTGTATCTATTAGTTAATGAAAATAAAAATACAAAATTATTAAGAATGGATTTACGGAATCCCTCTTATACTGGATTAGCCCATAATATTTTTCTTGATATGAGAACTTCAGAACTTACTGGGACATATAATTCTACAACAGATTTAACTACATATAATTTGCCATATAATGACACAAATAATCAAACTATGTCTGCTGTAGATGTTACTACAGGAGCTGATGTTATTATTGATGCATCTAGTGGTTCAGGGGCGTCTTCAACTTATATTCAAGGACATCATACTAAAGTTGTTTTTGGAACTACCTTTAATTCTGTTTATCAATTTTCAATTCCATATATTAGACGAGGAGTTAGTGGAGCTATTGCATCAGATTCAGCAGGTCGTTTCCAAATTAGAACAATGAGTGTAAACTATGAAGATACAGCATTTTTTCAATCTAAAGTTACGCCTTCAATGAGAGATACACAAACCTATGAATTTAGTGGTGTTATTCTTGATAGTGCTGGAGCTATATTAGGACAACCCAGTATAGAGAGTGGAACTTTTCGTATTCCAATACAAGCTAAAAATACTGATTATACTTGTACTTTAGAGTCTTCTTCTCATTTGCCTTGTCATTTTGTTTCTGCTGAAATTGAAGGATATTATCATAGGCGTTCAAAAAGGTACTAAAATGAATAAAGCTTATGTGCGTCTAGGTAAATATGAAGATGCTTATTTATTAGCACCAAATATTCGTAAAGCTGATAAAGACGAACTTAAAGCTTCTGATAATATAGAACCATTAGAAGCTCTACAAACACCTTTTTCAATAAAAAAAAGTATTACTTATAGTATTGTTGAAGATAGAAATAATAGTCAAGAAGAAATTTTAGGAATGTTTGGGACTGTACCAACTGCTATAAAACGATTAGGAGTTGTTTGGCTATTGTCTAGTGAAAGATTGCGAAAATATTCTAAGAGATTTTTACAAGAAAACAAAAAGTGGATTAAAGAAATTGGAAAAGATTACCAATGTATTTATAATTATGTGGATTGTAGAAATACTGTATCAAAAAGATGGCTTAAACATCTTGATTTTGAATTGGTTGAAACAAGACCCTATGGTCATGCTCAATTAGATTTTAATTTATTTATAAAGGAGTTACATTAATGTGTGGTTACGCTGAAGCTACTTTAGCTTTAGGAGTTATCTCGGCTGTCGCTGGATTTCAAGAGAAAAACGCACAAGCTGATTTAGATGACTCTAGAGCTTATCAAACAGCACGTAACCTTGATAAAGGATATTTAGAAGGTGACAGTCATCTTTTAGCACAAACAAAAGAAGCAAGAGAAGAAAGAGATAAGAAAAATAGAGAAATTGAACGTAAACGAAGAGCTACTGTAGGTGAAGGGCTAGTGTCTAATTGGGCAAATCCTCATTCTATAATGAGAGCAGCAGGTTTAGATGCTTCGTATCAAATGGTAGACGTTAATAGTGCTTATGATACAAATATGCTTGAGATTGAAAGAGAACGACAAAAGTCTATTACAGCAAGAGAAAGAGGTTATGGACAAATAATAGGTGGTACGAGACCAACAGGACTGAGTTTAGCATTAGATATTGCTAAAGCAGGTACAGGCTATTGGGGAAATGAAGATAATATATTTAGAGCAAAGGAAGGAACTAAGTAAATGGTTAAGCAAGTAAAAGGCGGTTTTAAACGTGATACGTCACAAGTTCGATACGAACCAGTACAAGTTGGTGGGATACGCCAATCTACTGAAGGAGCTATGCCTGCTTACATACAGCTAGATACATCTTTAGCAGATGGCTTGAAAGAAGCTATTACTAGCTTTAATAAAGCTGGTCAATCATATGTTAAAACTGTGAAAGAAAAAGCTGCAGACCAAATGAAGATTTTGCGTTCTCAAGGGCTGTCTATAGATGATATTAAAAAAGGTATTGACGAAGGAAAATATCCTATTTTAGAGTCAATGTATGCTCAACAAAATAAAGAAATGTATTTTGGGATATTCAGTGCGACAGATATAGGAAATAAGATGCGACAAAGAATCGAATTTATAAAAAATGATAGTGAAGAAACTAAAGATTTAGATATAGCTGGATTAACTATAGAAAAGCTTAAAGAGGATATTTTTAAAGAACAACAGTTTACTTTAGAAGACAAAAGTCCAGTATTTAAAGGAGCTTTTGCTAATACTATGATAGAATATACAGATAAAGTTCAAGAAGATATATCTGAAGCGATGGGTAACGCTGAAGCTAAAGCTCAATTCGACACTCTGACTCAGGTACTTCATAAAAGTTGGAATTTAGGTATGCCCAAAGAAGCAATTAAGGATACTTCAAAAATTACAGGTACACAAGGAACAACAGAGAAACAAATAGGAACTATTTCTAGTGGTACGAAAATTTTCATAGAAATGCAACAATTTGTTGAGAATGACCCTCGTCTTTCATATAATGATATGGATGAAATTATAATATCTTTTTTAGAATCTAAAGCAGCAAGAATTAAAAATGGGTTTATTAAAGACCCCAGTGGGATTCAAACAGGCGAAATTATTAGGATATTAAAACTTGAAGGTAAAGATAAATTTCAAAAGAAAAACATCCCTTCATATCTGCATAATAAAAGATTTGCTAAAAGAGTAGATAAGATTCTTACAAGTTTATATAGTAGTGCTACAACAGGTAATAAGCTAGAGATGCAGTTGAAGGTACTCAGAGACCCTTATGGATTAAGAATAGCAAATAATACCGAATATATAAAAAAGGATGGAACAATAGGCTTTCTTGACATTAATTCAAAGGACTGGGGGGAAGCTTATCGAATTTATTCTAGGGAGATTGCTGGGAAAGCAGTAGAAAAATTTAAGAGTTCTCCTCAATTTGACCATCTTCTACTTTTGGAAGCCGAAGGAAAAATAACTAAAGATGACATAGAGAAGCATATATATTCATATGCAGAAGCAGAATATATTAATACATTTAATTTATTAAAGGGTGAATTACCACCAGAGTATCAAGGTTATTACAGTAGAGACCCTATACTTATGTTTAGTACTGTTTCTGATTTAGCAGAGAAGGGGGTAGACCTTGATAATAGAAACCCAAATGAACCTATACACACAACTAAAATTCTTAACGCAGCAAATGGGGTGTACAGAGCTTCGATAATATTAGGAGAGCATCAGCTACTCCACTTAATAGATGGCGAGGCAGCCAAAGCAACAGCTACTGCTATATATCGTCTAAGTGCCAACACTAGATGGGACAAATGGAAGATAATGGATACACTGTCAAAATCTAGGGCAAAAGACAGGCTAAAGTTCTTATTTGAAAATACATATGACGGAAATAATGTTATTGGAAGTTTAGATGCTGAGGATTTATCTGATGCAGTAGATTCAGGTTTGTATCATTGGTTTACAGATTTTACTAATTGGGTTCAAAATGTGGTTTTTTCAGAAGCAATGCCAATCGGAATCTCTGAACAAGGTATGCATTCGAACTGGCTAAGTGTGTTTCATAAAAAGCACATTCCTACAATGGTTCATAATGTTCAATATGTTAGAGAACAGGTTGGAGATTTAGCTAATCTTATACTCAAGCAAGGGACTGGTGAGATTACTGAAGAGAAAGCATTGTTTTTAGCTAATAAAGAGATAATGTCAACTCATGTTCTTGTTGGTAATAGTTTTCTTCCTGTTTACAAATTTGGGAAAGGAATTCAACAACAGTTAGAATACAGAACAAATATGCTAAAATTACAGCTTCATAAACAACACTATGAATTCAGAAGGAAAGTATGGGAGAAAAGACAACAAGAAGGATTTGAAGACTTTGGATTACAGTATTTTAGCATAGACGAATTAAAAGATACTCCTACTCTTGTAGATAAACATGGCAACCCTGTAGCTAAGGATACTACAATAATGTTTAATTTCTTAAATGAGAATATGAAGACTAATTGGTTTTGGCTTTCTAAAGGTTTAGGGGAAAGTAGACAGAAATATATGTCATCAGTAGAAGCTCACCCTTTTAATACTAGTATAGTAGAAACACGACCAGGTTCTAAAATATTCGAGTTGCGTACTACCGATACAAATGAAGTCATAAAGACACCACCTGTAATAGATTGGAACACAGGTGAGGTGATACAAGACCAACAAGTGCTAAGGTTTTCTTGGAATGAAATATTAGACTCTGATTCTGTATTTTCATCGAGACTACTTGACCTAAAACACGCCGAACTCAAACTTCTCCATGATGATACAAAAAAGAAATATCCAAACTTATCAGCCGATGAACAAGGGGATATAGCTGCTGAGAAGTTTCTAAAAGACCAGGATTCCAACAATAACCAAACAGTTACTAAAATTGATGATAGTGATGATACTGGTGTTGACGTTCCCCCAACCACAAGTAATGAGGAAGTTTTGATTGAGAATGGACAGGATGTCCCCTTTGATATAACAGGAACTGATAATTGGAATGCTGAAAGAGACAGACAACGAAAAGCAGGGATTAAATACCTCAAGATGGGATTTGGTGTATTTTTGGATGCACTCGCAAAACAGAAGATACGTGATAAAGATACAACATATTATGATAGAGAAGAATAATTATGCAAGATGATTATATTACGGAACTTAGAGAAAATCTTGGAGCAGATGTATCAGAAGACCTTGATGATATTGTAGATAATGTAATTACAGGTACACAAGGTACACCCCCATCTGCAATCATTGGTACACAAGGAACAAGACCAGTTTCAAGAAGAAAACTAACTGGGAGTATTAGTGCTACGACTGACTTAACTGCCACTGTAGGTGGAGCTTCAGCTTATGAACCTCTTGATGCTGCTATATTAGACACAAGTGATTTCGCTACTGAGAGTACAAATCCAGATTTTATAAAAAATTTAGACCGAATTGGGGATGAAGCAGGTGTTACTCTTGACCAAGCTGTTGAGGGACTGTATGTAAATTCATATGGTAGCCCTTATGTAGATAATTTAACTCATCGTGAATTAGAAAAACAACAAAATCTATATGACGCTGAACAAGATAAATTAGCTGAATTATATGGTTGGGGTGATATTACTGGTACTGCTATAGACCAAGAATGGATAACTTCATTTGGTTATCAGAAAGATACCCAAGAGTCAGTTTCTTTAGAAGATAAAATAGAAGCATTAGAGTTACAAGCTGAAGAAAGAGAAGGAAAAGTTTATGATGATTATTTTGATGAAGATTTTACATTAACACCTGAAATTCAAGTTGACTTTATGAGTGTCCCTGAAGATTTACAAGAATTTTTAAATACACAAAAAATCCCTGATTTTTATATGCCACAAATGACAGAAGCCACTAGTTTATTACATCTTTATAAAATTAAAAATAAAATATTACGACAGATGCATTTAGAAGTCATCATTAATTCGCATGGGGAATTTAAAGGGGGAGCTGCACGTTTACTTGCTGCAATATTAGACCCTGCAGCAATAACTGCTATTATAGCAAGTGAAGGGGTTGCTGCTCGATGGATTTTACCTAAAAAAATATCAAGACTTGCACGTATAATAAAGGGATTTGGTTCAGGTGGTCTTACTATTGGAGCTATTGAAGCGTATATAGCTGAAAGAAGACCTGATTTAGAGTTTAATCATGTTATATGGGCAGCATTACTTGGTGGCACGCTTGGTGCTGGTGTTGGTGCTTTTAGAGGTGGTCGAGCATTGAATAAGAGAGAACGACTACATACAAATATTAGAACAACAAGAGATATGCATACTGAAAAATATTTAAAACCCCATGAAGGTATTATACAAGGTTCATATAAACGAGTGAAAGGAAAAAAGAAAGGTGAACACATTGTTACGATAGATAAGAATACTACCTTTACAGGAAAATTAGCTCCTTTAATTAATGCTCAAGGGAAAAAAATGAGTGGAGAGGTTTTTCAAGAAGGTGACTTTGCTATTAAACAATTAGGTGGAAAAAAACTTAGAGCTAAATTTGATGAACAAGGTAGATTAGTACAAGATGAAGTAGGTGGAAATTATACTAATTATATAGGAGACTCAAAGTGGAATAAAGATTTAGATGTTGACAATATTATTGCTAAAGAAACACCGACTAAATTTAGAACATATTGGGATAATAAATTAAGCAATGCCAGAGAAAAAGTAATGGGTTGGTTAGATAAAAAACTTATAGAAGATATTACAGGAAAAACTGGTTTAATCACTACTAAAGTAGCAGCAACTTTACGTAGAGAGATTTCAACTTTAAAAGCTAAGATAGCAAAGCTTCGATTACGCCAAAGCAAGCTTGGTAAGAAAAGTGCTAAAACTAAAGCAACGCCTAAATCACGTACACACCCATCAAGAACTAAAGAAACACTACATGATGCCCCAAACACTATTAAACAACTTGCTTTACGTGAAATCACTGAAGCTGAATCAAAAGAATTAGCAAATATTACTGCTGAAATAAATACATTACAAAAACAACTAGACCCTCGTTTTGAACAATTACAAAAGCATTACAAAAAGAATCCACCAAAAAAGGATTCTACTTTTAATGAAAATGGTCGAGGTGAGAATGAAGTATATGAAGATTTTTATATTGATGGTAATTCGATTGTTGACCATAAAGGGAATATATTGAAAAAGAATATATCTAAAAACAGTAAAGACCAAACTTTTTATTCTAGATATGATAAAACTATAGGTAAACATAGACGTTATGTAATCTCAAAAAATAAAAAGGATGGAAAATTTGAACTTTGGGAGTGTGCATCACTCTAATGAAATATTATATAGAAAGGAAATTAAATGGCTAAAGTAAAAGCAGGTACATCTTGCACAGGAAGAAAGAAGGGTACTTTTAGTTCTGATACAGATGAAAATACTTTAATAAGTAAAATTATTGATGAAGATAACGAAATAAATTTAAGGACTGTCCATAAGTTTTTCCCTGATGATGTTGAAAAAACTCCTCATGCTTTTGCTAGAAAATGGAGATTTTCGTTTTTCAATGCATTAGCTTCTAAAGATAATCACAAAATGCGTTATCTAGGAAGCTTACTTCTTCGTGATGGTGTTCCTAAAAAATCAAAAGGTTATGTTAGAAACACTCCTGCTGAAGAATGGAAATCTTTAATATATGACCAATATTCTTGGGCTTATTATAGTAAATATAATACATTAGGATATGATTGGTTTAGAAGTATGAAAAGCACTCCTGAAAAAGCTTTTAAAGGAAAAAGAGGAATTCACGGATTTAATCACCCAAAATTTAGAAATGTATTCGGAAGTTTAGTTTCACGAAAACAACGTGGTGCTAATTTAAGTCATTCCGAATTTGGGTATACAACTGCAGAAGCACGCAAAGCAGTAGATGAAATGGCACTTCATGTTGCAAACTTAGAAAAAGATATTCTTAAACTTGCAAAGGGAGCAGGAGTTAAAGATGTTGCTGATATTGTTGAAGATATGAATTATCTTCCAAGAATCCATCAGAGTCAAAAATATAGAGAATTTATTGACGAATATGATAGACCTACATTAGTAAAACTTTTTGCTAATGCAATGAAAGGCGAAGGTAAAACACCTCTTGCTATGAAAGATAGAGTATATTTAGCTCATCATTTAGTTAAAGTCGTTTTAGCTGCATCTCATACTAAGTTTGGTCTTAATGGTACAAAAATTTTAAACACTCTTCAAAAAAGAGAGAAGTTACAAAAATTATTATTACAAACAACTGATTTAGGGGAAACAAAGATAAAAACCCTATTAGATAGTGTGTATAGACAGAAAACTGATTTTGCTGGAGCTAGATATAAATATAGAATACGTTTAGATGAGACTTATGTAGACAGTAAAACTGGGGTTGGTTTACACGAATTACTTGAAAATAATAATGAAGCATTATTTCATAATTATTTAAATACTCTTTCAGGAGATATTGGGTTAGCTAAAGTTGGAATTAGAAGTCAAGATGAATGGAAAGATGTTTATTCTCAAGTTGTAGATGCATATGATGACGTACCTATGCATAAATTGAAAAGTTGGAAAAAAACACTTGGTTTTAATCAGCAAAAGAATGAAATAGAAGCTCTTGATATAGCGTATAGACATATACGAGGTTTACCTATTATAAGTAACCCTGATGGTATTGTCCCAACTATGGGTCGTTTTATTGGCGATGTAAATTACAACAGGTCTATGGGACAAGTCGGTTGGGCAAATATTGCTGAATTTGGAAATGTTACTGCTCACTTTGGTTGGGCATCTACTTTAATGAAACTGCCTGGAATGAGAGGACTTATGAAGCGTGCTAAAAATGGAGTACGCATGGATTCAACAATGGAAGAACTTGATAGAGCATTCGGTGGGCTTGGAAATTTTAAATTTATGTATTCAGCAGGAATAGATAAATTAGATTATACTGGTGTTGGGACTGAGATATTAGGAAAAGCAGCGACTAAACATGGAATAGACGGTAATCCAAAAGGTTGGCGTAGAGTAATACCTACTCAAGAAGGGACAGAGATAGGGCTTAAATTAATAAAGAGAAAAGTTAATCAATTATCAGGGCAGTGGATGACAACATCTGTAATGCAAATATATTTGTTAAATGAAATGACATATAGATTTGCTCGTTATGCTGCTAACCCTAAAAGATTTATAAAAGACCACCCTTTTACCAAAAAGTTTTTTGGTATAGATGTAATGACTAAGAAAAATAAAGATTTTCGTATGAAGCAAGATTTAGGATTATCTGCTGAAGATTTCGAAGGAATCCAATCTCTTTTTAGAAAGCATACTGTATGGAAAGATGGAAAAATTGGTGGTAAAGTCCAAAAATGGAATCTTGATAAATGGGCAATAGAGAATGAAGATTTATATAATAAGTTTACACTTGCTATAAGACGTTTTACCCATCGAGGTGTTCAAATGTCATCATTAGGTGAAAGAGCTTATTTTGGCTATCTCAAAGGAATTGGGCTAAATGCTGAAAGTAATTTAGGAAGACTCATGTATCAATTCAGAGGTTTTATGTTCACAGCTTGGGAAAAACATTTTCTTCATGGATTAGCAACAAGAGATTTTTTAGTTTGGGCAAGTTGGATGAATTCTATGTTTATGGGTGGAATGGCATATGTCGGTAATACTTATCAACAATCTATTGGACACCCTGATAGAGATGCGTTTTTAAAGCAAAGACTTACTACAAAAGAAATTGCTGAAAATTCTTATCAAAGGGCTGCCTTTGCAGCAGTTATCCCACCCATTATGAATTCAGCTTCTAAATTGTGGACTGATTCTCCTATGTTCGGTTTTCACCAACGAAGTGGTTTAGAAAATAATTTTGTTACTGGAAATCCTACATATGATTTACTCTTTAGAAGACTTATCCCTACAACTTTTAATATATCAAGAGCTGTATTAACCGATGCAAAATTTACTACAACAGATGCAAGTAAAATGTATGGGATATTTGCATTACAAAATATTATAGGAATTCAAAATTTACAACGATTTCACGCAGCCAATGCGTACCCTGAACCTGACTTTTAAATAGTACCCATATTAGAAAGGAATATTAAACATGGCTACTTCATTCGTAAGATACACAGGTAATGGAAGCACAACTGACTATGCTGTGACGTTTGCTTATCGCAGTACAGACGATGTTGCTATTACCATAGACGGTGTCGCTACAACAGCTTATACATGGAATGCTGCAGGAACAATAGTAACCTTTACATCTGCCCCTGCTTCAGACACTTCCATTGAAATTAGACGAACTACAAGTCAAACTACAAGATTAACTGACTATGCTGCAGGTTCAGTCTTAACAGAAAACGATTTAGATACAGATAGCACACAGGGATTCTATATGTCTCAAGAAGCGATTGATGATGCCAACGATGTTATTTCTTTAGATGCTGCAGATTTCCAATGGGATGCAAGTAGCAAAAGACTTAAAAATGTAGCTGACCCTACTGCTGCACAAGACGCAGTCACAAAAAATTATTTAACAAGCACATATTTAAGTACAGCCACGATTGCTAATATTAATACTTTAGCTGATGTAGCAGATGAACTAGCTTTACTAGGAACTTCGGATGCTATTACAGACATGAATACTTTAGGAACATCTGATATTGTTTCTGACATGAATACCCTAGCGACTTCAGATATTGTTGCTGACCTCAATACTTTAGCTACCTCAGATATTGTTACAGATATGAATGTTTTGGCTACTGCCGATGTTGTGGCTGATATGAATACGCTTGGAACAGCCGATGTCGTAGCAGATATGAATACATTAGGTACTGCTGATGTAGTATCTGATATGAATACTCTTGCTACATCTGATGTAGTAAGCGACATGAACACACTTGCAACAAGTGCTAATGTTACAGCTATGGGACTTTTAGGAAATGCTGATACAGTAACAGATATGGGACTCTTAGGTACTTCAGATTGTGTTGCTGATATGGCAATACTTGCTACTACTGATGTAGTCGCTGATATGAATACTCTTGGTACAGCAGATGTGGTTACAGATATGAATGTGTTGGCTACATCCGATGTAGTCACAGATATGAATGTGTTAGCTACTGCTGATGTAGTTACAGATATGAATGTGTTGGCTACAGCAGATGTAGTCACTGATATGAATACTCTCGGTACTGCTGACGTTGTTACAGATATGAATACTTTAGGAACTTCAGCTAACGTAACTGCAATGAGTACCTGTGCTGATAATATTGCAGGAGTTAATAGTTTTGCAGATAGATATAGAGTAGCAAGTTCTGACCCTACAGGTTCTCTCGATGAAGGTGATTTAGTTTATAATTCTACATCCAATGTTGTTAAATTTTATAATGGTTCAGCTTGGGTTGCTATTACCTCAAGTACAATGAATGACTTTACTCTAACAGGTGATAGTGGTTCAAACCAAACAATAGCAGATGGTAACACATTAGATATAGAAGGTGGAGATGGGATTGATACAGTTGTCGGAGCAACAGACAAAGTTACAGTATCAGTTGCAGATATGGCTGCGAATACAGTTAAAGTTAGAAACGCAAACTCAAGTGGTGTGCCTTCTGACATAGCTTTAGCAACAACAGAAATTTTAATAGGTGATGGTACAGGCTTTACTAATGCTTCTCTAAGTGGTGATACCACAATGACAAATGCAGGTGCTGTAACTATTGCTGACAATGCAGTAACACTTGGAAAGACTGCTCATGGAACTCAAGGTGGAATACAATATTATGCTGCAAGTGGAGTCCCTTCTGAACTCGCTGCAGGAACTTCAGGTTATTATTTAAAAACACAAGGCACAAGTGCCAATCCAGTATGGGCAGCAGTAGCTGCAGGTGGTATAACATATATTGACACTTGGGGTATAACTTCTAATCTCTCAACAACAGGTGGTGGTTGGGTAGTTGATGTTCTTACTGCTAATTTAGCAAGACATGGGCGACTAGCCCATGATGGTTCGACAACTCTTACTTCTCAACTAGGTTCAGCTATGACAGAAAGTTCAGGAATTTTCACTTTCCCTGCAACAGGACATTGGTTAGTCAGCTTTTTCGCACCAGTTATAGCTAATAGTGCTTCGGCTACTGCATTTGCTGGTGCTGAAATATATGTTTCAAATGATTCAGGAAGCAATTATGTAAACGTAGCAAGTGGTGAATCTAGTGTTGAAACTACTGGATATGAATATCATACTGCTCCTGCTAAATGTACAGTAGATGTAACAAATACTTCAACTTTTAGAATTAAATTTGCGATTAATAGCAGTGATACAGTTCTAGTTCCAGGCAGTAATGCCACAACAGCAGGAACTAGATTAATGATACAATTTATAAAATTAGCTGATACCTAGAATTAATGAAAGGATATGAATAATGAAATTTTCCCCTGCATATAGACCCAACCATATACAAGACGTACTGTGCCAAATGCATCGTGGTCAATGGTTCGGCTTTGAAGGTGAACAAGTTTACACGAACTTAGTTATACATGACGATACTAAAGAAAAACCTACAAAAGCCTTTCTTGAATCTGAACTAACTAAAATGCAAGATGAATATGATTGGTATACAGTTCGAGCAAAACGAGATGTACTTTTAAAAGAAACAGATTATTTAGCATTATCTGATACTACTCTGCCAGAACCTATGCGTGTCTATAGACAAGAACTTAGAGACATCCCACAGGATTTTGCTACTCCTGATATTGTAATCTTTCCTAATAAGCCTGACGAATAGGAGTTACAATGGAGACGCATAAATATGAATTAGAATTGGAACGAATGAAAGGTGACATAAAGTTAATTAGACAATCAATACATACCATCGAATTTAACCATTTAAAACACATACAAGAATCAGTTTCATCTATCTACCGAATCTTGGGTGCTATAGGTTTTGTTCTATTTGGACAACTCTGTATTGTAGTTCGTCAACTATTAATAGGATAACTTATGTTTAAAATAACTGCCCTTATTTGTTTCTTTGCAATGGGTAATCTACAGCAGAACCTTTGCTTTAATGCTATGATTCCCTATGAGTTTAAGTCAATGGCTGAGTGTATGGAATATGTTAAAGCATCTGTCACAAAGCTAGATAAAGAATTTGCAAAACGCAAAGTCACAATGGCTTTCAAATGCGTTTCAACTTTATCACTAGAAGAAAAGAAACCAATAATAGAACAACACCCTTTGCCCCCTATGAGAATGCCTAAACCAAAAGAAGAATGGGAAGCTTAATAAAATCAGTTTGGTATTTTTTTGTACGCTTATGGTGTAAAATAGAGAGAAAGAGAAATAAAAATATGCCAACATATAAACACCCAATAGATTATTGAAATGTTATTTAATCTATTAGGCTTTGGAATTAAAACTGCTTTCAATGTTTTTAAAACTCATCAAGAAACTAAACAATTTGAAGCAATCGCTGGAAGACGTCATGCTGAACGTATGGCTACTGGCGAACTTGAATATAAAAAAGTTGTTGGAAATCAACAAGATACGAGCTGGAAAGATGAGTTTGTTCTTATCATAATTTCTTTACCTCTAATTATTTTGGCTTATGCTGTATTCTTTGGCGATGATACTACAAAAGAAAAGTTAGATATTTATTTTCATTACTTTTCAGAATTACCAATGATATACCAATGGCTTTTAGTAGGCATATTCGGTAGTATCTATGGATTACGTCCTGCAATGAATTTATTAAATGGAAAGAAATAAAATGAAAGACTTCTTTTTGAATCTTCTTGAAAAATATACTACTAAATTAAATAATTGGGCATGGGGTAAAAGATGGAAAAAGAAACCGAGAAAATAAAAATGCATCCTCTTGAATGGGGTATAAGTATATCCGTTTTTATAATTTGGATATTCTTTATGTTTTTTATATTTCCTAAAGATGCATACTCTGCTTGTTTAATACAGCAACGACCTGCTGTCGAACAAACAATAAATGAGAAAGAACGATTTGTTACACAAATACAACTATGTTTAAAATTTAATGGGAACTACGAGAACACTCCGAGTTATATCCCTGAAGAGATTGCTCTAGCTCAAGCTATTGTAGAATCAGGATGGGGAACAAGTAGATTTGCTAAAGAAGGCAATGCTTTATTCGGCATGAGAACTTGGGACTTATCTACTCCACATTTAAAACCTTTAGGAAACCCTAATGCAAAATTTGGGGTAAAGAGTTATCATTCTTATTGCCATTCTGTGAGAGATTATTTATGGAACTTAAATACTTCTCCACATTACAGTGAATTTCGTAAACTTAGAGATAGTAAAGCTAGTATTCCTGTGTTACTCGATACCTTAGATAAATATTCGGAAGACAAGGCTTACACAAAAACATTACTTCGTGTAATTAAGAGATTACCATGAAGAAACACTTTGATATATTTTTAAATTATATAAGAGAGTTACACGCCCAATCTGTAACTCGTAAAAAGAAAGGAAAAGTAGAATGCTTAAATGGCTTTGCGTTGAATGCAAGCAAAAAGTCGTCTCGTTCTGGAAGGAAACGATAGTACCTGATAAGAAAGTAATCTTTTGGTTTATTGCTATCGGTGTCCTTGTATGGATGTTCGGCAAGGGAGTATAATTAAATGTCTCCCTTAGATACAGGCATGGATTATCGTATATTACAACTAATTGTAATAGGTGGTCTTATTGCTATGGCAATTTGGCTGTATAAGAGAGGTATTTAATTATGACTGGAAAAGTTAATTCATTTGAAGCTAAAACTAAAGTTCTACCTAAATTATTAGTAGATAAAGCTTATGAAATGCTAACAAGTGGTAAAAAACTAACAGCCAGTGAAATGAAGGTTTGTCTTGATACTTGTAAAGAGTATGGCGTAGAAATAGATGACGAACCTAAAAATACCATTACAGATGATTTACCATTTGATGAGGAATAAATATGCCTACCAAAAAGATTATTAATCTTGAGACTAATGTAAAGAACTTTAAGAACTTCTTATATTTAGCTTGGAAGCATTTACAGCTTCCTGAACCTACTCCTATCCAATATGATATTGCTGACTATCTACAAAAAGTACAAAAGCGTATTGTTATACAAGCTTTCAGAGGTGTAGGAAAGTCTTGGATTACTTCGGCATATGTATGCCACCAACTACTACTCAACCCACAAAGGAACATCCTTGTGGTCTCAGCGTCCAAAAACAGGGCAGATGATTTCAGTACCTTTACTCAAAGGCTGATTACAGAAATGCCACTGTTACAGCATCTACAACCTAGAGATGACCAACGACACTCAAAGATAAGCTTTGATGTCTCCCCTGCAAGAGCAGCTCATGCTCCTTCAGTTAAGTCTTTAGGTGTCACTTCACAGCTAACTGGGTCAAGAGCTGACCTTATCATTGCTGATGACGTAGAATCAGCTAATAATTCCCAAACCCAGCTAATGAGAGACAGGTTAAGCGAAACTGTCAAGGAGTTTGACGCTATTATTAAACCTGAAGTTGGTCGTATTGTGTTCTTAGGGACACCACAAACAGAAATGTCATTGTACAATTCATTAGATGAACGTGGATTTAAGACTAGGATATGGACATCATTATATCCTACTAAAATTCAACTGATTAATCTAGGAGAAAAACTATCCCCTACGATAAAGAAGGCTATAACTGATAACCCTAAACTTGAAGGAAAGCCTACAGACCCATTAAGATTTGATGAGACTGACCTTATGGAACGAGAAGCTTCTTATGGTCGTTCAGGCTTCCAATTACAATTTATGTTAGATACTACCCTCTCCGACTTGAATCGTTACCCTCTCAAGCTTAATGATTTAATTCTTATGAGTGGATTATCTTCATGGAAAGAAGCTCCCTGTAAGATACAATGGGCTTCAGGAAGTGACCAAATCAAGTCTATAGACTCAGATTTGCCCAATGTTGGGCTAAAAGGGGACTATTGGGTAGCTCCTATGTATACATCTGACGAATATGCACCCTTTGAAGGCTCTGTAATGAGCATAGACCCATCAGGTCGAGGTGCTGATAGGACTGGGTACTGTATTTTAAAGATGCTGCATGGTGTCCTCTATATGACCGATTGTGGAGCTTTGGAAGGTGGCTATGAAAAGGAAACATTAGAAAGAATAAGCCAGTTAGCTAAGGAACATAGCGTGAACTATGTGGTTATTGAGTCTAACTTTGGCGATGGTATGGCTACAGCCTTACTTAAACCTGTCATGGCTAAGATTCATCCTTGTAGTATAGAGGAAGTTAGGCACAATATACAGAAAGAAAAGAGAATTATAGATACTTTAGAACCTATATTTAACCAACATAGGCTTGTCGTAGCCCAAGAAGTCATAGAAAAAGACTTTAAACAACCTATAGACCACCAATTATTTAAACAAATAACACGAATTACTAAGGATAGAGGGGCTTTAAGGCATGATGATGCCCTTGATGCTCTCTCTATAGCTGCCAATTACTGGGTAGAACGTATGGATAGAGACCAAACATTAGCCTTTGAGGAACACAAGGAGACTAAACTTCAGGTTGAACTTGATGATTTCATGGAGCATTCTATAGGTAAACCTAAAAGAAAGAAAGGATGGATATAATATATATCTTCATATTAAATAGTTTATTAGCTGTTATCTTGCTTGTGGTGTTACTTATGGCGTATCTCGTAGAATTTTGATAAAAAAATCTGAGGGGGTATATAATTAGCTGGGGGAACCCAAAAGCCCCCCTTACTATCAAGGGGGACATTGCAACTTGCTTAAAAATAAAATGAAGACTGCGAAGCAGACTATATAAAAAAAAATTCGAGTGGTGGTCAGATTGTTAAATCTACCACCACCCTACTGGCTATCTATTTAGCTGATACTTGGAACTGCAGTTTCAGTATTCTCTACTGCAAACTCATCAGCTAATTTATCGGCTACATCTTCTACAAGATATTTAACCTTGTAAGATAATCCGATTTCTTTGCGAACTTCCTGATAGCTTTTAGCATTTAATCGGCACAGTCGACCTTCATATTGAAAATCTAATTGTCCATCATACGCTAATGTCTGCCAGTCAGCTTTTCGTATGTCACTATGATAAGTGTCAGCTTGGTGGTCATCTTTCTTACCATATTTAAATCCTCGACCAGTATAGACAATACCTCTAACGTGATTGCCTATCTCTATCTTGGATATTTTTTTCAGACTGAACACACATTTAAACATCTTACTAAATGCATCAGTCCCAACCCTAAACCAGTATTTTAATTCGCTTACTAATTCAGTGATGTTTTTTAGACTATTGTCACCAAGAGTACTAGCTGAAAAAGTAACGTCAAATTCTACTTCTTCTTTTCTCGTATTCATGATGTATTTTATTTGTTGTTCATAATTCATTTTAATTTTCCTTTCAAACAACAGTTATTAGTTATCAGTTATTGATAACCTTATATATCTATTATCCACAATTCGAAACAAAGAACAAGATATGTTTCCATTATTTTCAAAATAATTGTTCCATGTGGAACATTTTGTTTGATTTAGATTGACAATGATGTCGTTTTTTGGTAGGGGTTAGATAGACACATTTTGTTCTCTATTTGTTCTCTTTGTTTTTCTATAGAAAACGAAGAATAGGAGATATAGAT